TACAAGTCTATGATTTTATTCTTCACGGAAAAAAACCAAGCGTGTTGTGGGCCCTTCCACCAAAGAATGAGTGCTTCTTTGACTTTGATAAGCAGAAAAATGATCAGCAATATGCTGCCTTTCTTGAAAAGCTTCGTCTTTTCAATATACCATCCGCAGTCTACATTTACCTAGAGAGATTGGTGTCGTTGGAGCGTCATATTCTGGAGCGTGGAAAAGTAATAAGAATTGGACATAAGTGGTCTCGAGGAGGATCAGATACTCTGGCTAAGTGTCTTGGAATAGATTTAAAGAATTGTTGGAAGAAGATACTTTTAGAAGGGGACTTTAAAAAGTTTGATCAGTCAGTTCCTAACGCATTGATGAAGCTTTATTGGTCGCAATTATCTGTTCATTTTGATCAAAGCTCAGAAGATTTTCCAATAATGGAGGAGATTGTTAAGTTTCTCCTGGAGTCTGCCTGTTATCGTATCACACAATTGTTTGGAAGATTGTGGGTAATAATAAGAGGATCAGTGGCATCAGGTAAATTTAATACCTCTCATGAAGATTCGTGGGTAGTTGCATATCTCTTTTCAAATTGGTTAATGTGGGTTCTATTTAATACACCATTAGATCAACAGGAAGATTTAGAAAAATTTATTATAAAATGGCTTAAAATTGTGACTTATGGTGATGATCATTTGATAAATCGTGGGGAAGGACATTGGTCTTCCAAATTTGGAGGACACTCCTGGGCATCTTTTTGTAAGACTTTCTTTGGCATGGACATTAGAGACTTAAAAGATGGGATATCATTCTTGTCAAAGGTTAAAGATGGTTGGATTACTGAAATGGGGGCAACGTTTTTAAAGCATCAACAGGTTGAGAATCCAGTAAAAGGTGGTGGACAAGCTGATTTTCTTCCTTTCAGAGAATCTCGAGAATATTTAATTCGTGCAATTTACTCGCGAGAACCGAAAGTAAGAGATTCTATTGATGTGCTCTTATCTGTAATTGGTCAGGCTTATCAAACTTATGCATCGAATCGTGATGCATATGATAGGCTTTATCTATTATATACACGTATCCTTGTGGTAATTCAAGATTCATCCTCTTTGGAGTCTCGTATGCGTTCTCGTATAACTAGTCAAGACGACCTTCGTAAAATTCGTCAAATGGGAATTACCGCAGATGAATTAGTCAGCGGATTTCCTACGTGGGATCGTTTAGTTGCGAAAAATATTTACGATCCAGAGTATCAAGAAATATCGAGAAGTGATCTGGGTTCAAGTTGGGATGAGTATGAGGAATATTAGGGAATGGATGTTTTCCCACTGTTGCTACTGCAGTAGTAGCAGGATAAACTGGAAAAAG